CGGGGCTCACAAGTCCCTGATATCAACAACGGGTAAGGCATTGGAATTTGCGAAAAGAACGTTCCTTAACGGGACGAACGTTTCAATGGTTCCATTTGCCGAATTCGTGGTTGGTCGGCTATCGCTAGCTGGCCTTCTGGAGCTGACGCGTAAGTATTCACTATCGTTTGGACAGATGCTATCTGTTCTTGGATATGGGTACCGCGCGAAAGCTTCAGCATCTAAGAGACTCTTCTCACTTCCGAAACGACTTCGTAACTACATAGTTACGTTCTACGGTCCCGGGGGGCCGGGTTACAAAGGCTTAGAAGGTTGGTTACCCTTAAAATCGGTAACTTCCCTTTATAAGACCTCGGTGACTCGGGTTCACGGTCTTTGTAAATTATTCTTCGAGTCTGAGGTAAAACTCATGCTCGAATTCCTAGACTCTTATTCAGAGTTAATAGCTCTGGCTAAGAGGTTAGGGACGGTTTACAGAGATCGTGAGCACTATGGCGTGGTGTCTCGAGGGGCTGACCGGCAATCGCAACATCCAGGGATTGAAGCAACTACACCTAGTGAAGTTGTGGATTCCTTGAATGAAACGGTATACCGGGAGGCCTTTCTTGATTCAGTCATAGCCGCTCGGGACCTACGTACCAAGCTAGAGGAAATCTCACTTGGCCAACCACAACCGGAGGTTATGGTTATGGAGCCGACGGACGCAAAATTGGTGGACGGAGTGTGGAAGAGACCGCAGACTTTAGAGGAGTATAATGCTTCTCTAGAGCGAGCGTGGAGTATGGCCGGGTCTGATCCCGGACTTTGGTCATACGCCACTGAAGTGCCATCCACGGCATTTTGGGTACCAACCGCACCACCGACACTGGTTCCTGCCCCGAAGGCCGAACAACCGTCATCGACGGGAGTGGACCTAGACTGGGAAGGCCTTGAGAGCCTGTGGACGCAGTTTAGAGAAATCGAGACTGCGTTTGCGGCGTTACCATTCCCTAGAAACATTCAGACTCGGGTGTCGGAGGCTAAGCCTCCAACTTCCGAATCAAAGATGTTAAAGAGGTGGTATCGATACTCTAGTACGTTCCGAGCAACTGTTGACCCAGTCAACTAGTTGTGGTGTGGATGGTCTTAGAGAGGGGACTCTCTAAGATGCGGTATCTTGAGCTCGGCTCCGAAGGTGTCTTAAGGACCAGGGATTGAAATAGATCACCTACCTTGATGCACCGAAGTGGAATATCCAAATCGCCTGAGTAACTTCAGGAAGAGACGCCGAATCGAGGTGCGACGGGGTCACAGACCTCGAAGTTCCGCGAATACCGTAAGTTAAGCTTGAGCTCGGCCCTGAAGGCCGGCAGCAAACAGGAGTTGAAATAGACCACCTAGGCTGTCGTACCGAAGTAGGATAACCAAATCGCCTTCTGAAAGGAAGGAAGAGACGCCGAATCGTGTAATACGACTTGACATACATCCACCCCACATCCAGGAAAGCATCGAAGGCCCGAAAGGCAACCTTTGGTGCTCTGATCGTGAGCGGCAAGACGCCCGAGAGGGTTATTGCTTAGGTTTATGATCCCTCGCAAGGATTGTATTCTGATGGTGCTCACGTGAGGAAGGAAACGAATCCTGTCAACGTTGATGGTTTCTCCGTCAAATAGGGACCCAGAGGAATACATAACTCTGGAAAACCTATGAAACATTTTCGAAACGCATCTGAGCGTAGCAGGGACCAGGAAAAC